TTGGTTGATACTATTTGAATAAGGTTACTTACTGTTCCATCGTAAGTTCCTGTGATTGTTTTAACAGATGCAGGAAGTGTAAGAGTAAAGTTTCCTGTGATTACTAAATCCTTAACCATACCTGTTTGTACGTTTGAAAAGGTTAAAGTAGTATTAGCTGATAATGTTTTTGTAAATACCGCAGCAGAACTAAAATCTACATCACTTGCAGATATAACCGCAGCAGTTGTAAATTCAGCCCCCATTTTAGCGTAATCTATAACATCGTTTGCAATAGTTAAAGCAGTTGCTCCTGTTACATCTCCTGTGTGTGTTTGGTTGTAAAGGTTAGTAGAACCTTCAGAAATATCATCTGAATCTAAAGTAACTACTCCTGTTTGACCATTTACAGAGTTTACATCTGCTGCATCATCACTATACAGTTCGGTAAAGTTATCATTGATTTTATCAAAGGCGGTTCTTAACGGATCCCCTGTCCCATCGTTAGCAACGGTGCCTATATTGATTGTTTGTTGTGCCATTTTTTTATTTTATTATGTTTCTGTCGCGTCTGCTTTATATAAAGTTGTATCTGCTGTGAATACGGTTTGGTCAGCAGTTATATATGAACCTCCTGCAGTTAAAGGGTAAACAAACCCCCATCCATTTGCTTCGTTAGCATTTCCCCACCAAGATTCTGAATATATTGCTCCCCAGCTCATTTAGTTTCTTTTATATTATAACAATTAATTTTTTTACTTTTTGTTATATAAGCTAAATACTGTTTTAACTTAACAACGTTTTGTTGTTTTGGTTTATACTTCATAATACCCAGCCTTGAAAATTTGCATTTGTATCAGGATATTTGTCATCATTTGAGTTTGTATAATACTCAGGGAATTTTGTACTTGCATAAAAAGTCATATAACTAATAAACCTGTCAGTATAATACTGGGCTATATTTCTTTCTTTTTGTACTAAAAAATCAACTTCATTTTTATCTACAGTTGTAGCATTTTCGCTATTGTGTTTAAATACACCTTTATTTGCTATTGTATAAGCTGCAAAAGGTAAATACTCAACCATTGCCCAATGGATTAACATGGGTTTTATATGATCGTTTACTAATGCAAGATAATCGCCTGTTAAGGTACTGCCTTCAATATCGGTTTGTATTTTATTGTAAAGGTCAGTTCCTAAATAGTTTTGTATATGTATATCTTGTGCTATTTTGATATACTGAAGGAATTTGTCATTATCCACATTACCATTTACGGAAGTGAATTTTACTAAATCTTTTCTAGTTATAAATAGTGCTTCTGCCATTACTTACGAGGTTTTAAAAATCCTTCATGTTCCATATCTTTAGGCTTTGTACTAACCTTTAAATCATTTGGTTGTGGCCTAAAGCCTTGTCGTTTTGCTTCTTCAGTTGTAGTTTGTGCATTTGGGTTATTTACATCTGGTTGTACATCTTTTGCCATGTAGGTTTTTCTTAACCAAAAATGGTGACAAGCTCCACCTCCTTTATAAAACCATATATCATAAGTATCTGCACCTTTTGGACCCCAGCCTGCATTAACTGCCATTGTACTCATACGCATAATATCTTCCTTGCGGTATATTTTTGCATCTGCTACCATTTTTTTACAAAACTCCCTACTATTTTCTTGTGTTTTTAGTGGTGCGTATTGGTAACGTACTTTAAATTTCATATCATCTACTTGACCATCTTGCTCGCTTTGAGCATTTGGTATAGCTGTACCTGTACTGGCTAAATTAATCATTTTATCTAATGCTTCTTCTTGGTCGTAGTCTACTGCACGTTCATCAACAAGTTCCCAGTTATCTAAGTCCTCCTCTTCGCCAAAATCACTAAGCAAATCAAACATTTTGTTGTCGTCAAAAGTAGCTGATAGCTTTACGCCTGTTTCTTGTTCCCTTGCTTCGTCAGTTATTGCGTTTTCGGTATCAATAAATGCAAGCGGTTGTAAAGTTTTAAAGTAAAGTTTTAAAGCAATACCATTAACTGCTAAAATATCGTCTATATGCTCGCAAATTAGTTCTTGGTAAGGTTTTATAGTTATATTGTCAAAAAGTAAAGCAGCGGTCTTTATTTCATCCGCATTTGATCCTAAACCATTATTTTCAGTTCTAATACCTAAAAGTAGTGGACTAGTTACTCTGTGTGCTACAATTAACTTTTTAGAACATTCGTTAGATAAATATTCGTAGTGCTGTGGTGCATCGTTTAATGGAATATCGTCAACCGTTGTTTTAGCTTCAGCATTGTTGTTAAAGGCAATTATTACTTTTTCGCCTCTTGCGCCTGTTAGCTTGTGCATTACATCATTTTTGATTTGCATTTGCTTTTCACGGTCAGGCACGCCATTGTTAAAGTTGACTACCTTTGTACCACTAAATCCATTTTGTACATCGTTTATTAAATAGTCGGCTATCTCGCTTTCTAATTCAGCATAAGCTAGACCACCTTGATAATCTACTGGACAATAGTAATCATATCCTGAAACGTAACGTTTTACTATTTTAATTTCAGGTTCTTTACCATTACCAAAACCAAAAGCAGCAATTCGCTGAGGTTTGTCGCTACGTTTTACCTTTACCCAATTAGGGTGATAGTAATATGCTTCTATTTCGCCATTATCGTTACATTTTTCTGCTCGTAATGTTTGGCGTGGAAAGTGTTCAGCTCTTACTACCTTACCATTTTTATAAAGTACTTGAAAAGAACCCTCGCCTAATAGTTTAAGGTCTAATACAAGTTTACGCAAACAGTTATCATGAAAAATAGAGCGCATTGCAGCATACTCATCAGGCTTTTGGTTACTATCTAACGCATCAAGCCCTTTTCCATATACCATATTTACAACCCCATTAATAATTGAGTTATTTGTAGTTGAGTTAGTATAAAGTTCTATTAGGTAAGAATAGTAATCGTTGTCATCTCCGTATTCAACCCAGTCACGATTCTTGTCTTCGCTTATTTTAGGGCGGTTGTAGGAAGCTAAATTAACTATATGTAAATTATCCATTATAAAGTAATAAACTCGTTATCTGTATCGTTATAAATATACTCATTTTGGTTTACCGTATAAGCTGGTAAATTAGTTTGGTTTGTACAGTATATTTTGTCTTTAAATATTACATCACTTCCGCTTTTTATTGTTAGGTTATAAGTAACATCTTGCGTAAGCGTAAATACAGCATTATAACGGTTGTAATACAAGTTTTCAGTTATACTTGTAGTATCTACGTTGTGTGCTTCTGTATTAGTTGTTTCATTCACTATTGTAACATTATAAGTGTTACCACTTGTGTATGTTCTTGGAATGAAGTCTATATTTTGTGCTGATGCACTTTGTTGTAATACTATCATATTTATACAATAAAAATACTACAATTTTGTTATAATAAAAAAGGGCAGCATATAGCCACCCTCTTTAACAAATGAATACTCAGTTTATGAGTTTGTTCCTTCTGTAATTGTTACAGTTGCAGAAGCCATTCCATCAAATGGGTCAGCACTTGTTGGTGATGCTACAAAGTTAGCAGGTTTTAATTCAGTAGCTGAAAGGGTAAGGGTATATCCGCTTAGGTCTCCCATTGCTGCTCCTGTTGAAATAGTACCGCCAGTTACTTCAGCCCCATGCTCAAGCCCCATTACAAAAACATTTCCGTTGTAATCTTCAACAGCTACATGAGGTCTTCCGTATGCTAAAAGTTTAATTTCTTTGTTATCCTCTTTGCTTAACTTTTTAAGTGTTAAGTTTAAAGTTTGTTCAAAAAAAGTAGTACCATTTTCACGTGATGAGGTTATAGTTTGCTCAAAGCTACTATTTCCTTTTAATTCATATTTGTAGGCAGTAAATGTTCCTGACATATCTGTAATTTCGTCGTTTGTTTGCGTTACAGTACCATAGTCACCATGATCTGTAAAATATACCGCTTTTAGTCCGCCGACTACGTCTTTGCAGGGTTCTTTTCTACCTTTCGTTAAATCGCATGCCATTTTTTATATGTATTAAAAAAAGGGTAGGCAGGTGCAATCCCTTACCTACCCTCTTTAGTTATTTATTATTTTTATTAGTTAGCAGAGTTGGTAATACCGTAAGTTACGATGTCATCAACAATACCATACTGAACACCAGCAGTAAAACGCATTACTACACGAATGTTATCAGAACCGTCAAGGTCACTCATGTCTAATACTTTTACTTCGTTATGATCAGCAAGAAGCCCAGTTCCAAAGAATAGGTTGCTTTTTTCAGCTGCGATAGCTACGTTGTCACCAAGACCATTAGCTACGAATAATTTAACACCATCAAAAGAAAGTGAACCGTTATTCCACCACTGAGTTCCCATTGCGTTTGTACCTGCTGCTCCTAAACCTGAAGCACCAAAACCGCCTAATGCACGAACATAAGCACGAGCAATATTCTGAGAAACATAAATATTAAGGTCTTCGCTACCATAAAGTGTAGAAGGGATAGCGTCAACAATTTTACCTAATTCAGTAATTACGTTTGCAGCAGTTACAGTAGTACCAGCAACTTCGTTAGCAGTTGGTAAAGCAGCATCTAATGCTAAAGTAGTTGAAAAACCATCAAACTGTCCGCTAGTAGCAGTTGAACCAGCCCAAATTGATTGCTCAGTTCTTTGTGCAACTTTAGCAGCTACATGACCGATTAAGAAATCGCTAAATGAAGGAGGTAAATTGTGATGAGCTGAATATCCCATTTGTACAGCTTCCCAGTCAGAAATAAAGTCTTTTTTACAAAGTTGTAAATTTACTTGTTGGAATTCTGGTTGTAGTATTCTTTCAGTAAGTGTAATTGTAGAAGTTGCTGTAAAGTCACAAGACGCATCTTTTACTAAGTCGTCAGTTGATACCTTTTTAATAACTTCTTTAAATTTTACGTTGGGTTTTACTGTAATCCCACCGTTTTCAATTGTGCTCGCGCTAAGTAAAGCTGCAGAAATATACTGTCCTGCAAATTCGCCTGCGTATGAGCTAGTGATTGAAGTAGTTGTTGCCATTTTTTGTTAATTTATTTTTTAATGTTAGCTATTTTTGCAAACACTCTATCCGCTGTGGTCATTTCTCTTTTTTGACCATAAAGGTTAAGGTTTGTCTTTTCTTCTCTTTCAGGATTGTGTGTAACTTTAGCTACTGGCTCTTCAGCTGATAATTCAACAGCTTCTGTAACTTGTTCGCTAAGTTCTTCCTTAGTTTCTTCTACGATTTGTTCAGCACTCATTTCTTCCTTAGGCTCTAGCATTGCTTTAATTTCTTCAATCATTGCTTTAACCTCTGCGAGTTCTTCTTTTGTTGCGTAGTTCATTTCTTCTTTTTCTTCTTCAGCTGCTTCAATTTCAATTTCCACATCTGCTTCAGCTTCTTCTTCTGCTGATTCACCTATGGCTGCAATAATGCCTTCTTCTTTAACAGATAACATTTCGCCATCTTCTAAAGTGTACTCGCCAATAGGTAACGCTACTTTTTCATCTTCTGTTACAATAAATACTTCGCTACCTACTGCAAAGTCTTCACTTTCTATAACAGTTCCGTTTTCCAAAGTAGCTTGCGCTAATTTTACTTCTTGGGTTTCTTCTTTAAGGTCAACACCAACAAGTTCTTTTACTTTGTTTAACATGTCTGTCGCTTTCATATAATTAGTTATATTTAATACAATAAGTTAATAATAGGTTTGTTATATTTTTAACTAGTAATTCCTGTTATGTTACCTATGCCTTGAGCTTGAAAACTACCATCACAGCATTTTCGTGAATAGGTTTTACCATCTTTACAAAGGCATCCTCTATTATTATTTTTTGGACTGGGGTTTTTGCTAGTATCTTCTTTTTTCATTAGCTAAAGTCTGCGTTTTGTGTTCGTTGTATAAAGTAAATAATATCCCAAATTAAAGCACTACCTCCATTTGCAGTAACCCTCCAATCTGTTCCATTTGCAACAAAACTTGCATCCGCATAATATTGAAACATTTGATGGAAATCGTGAGTCACATCGTTACCTTTTGCAAAAGTAATATCACTTTTTATTCTATCGTAAGGTGTACCGTTGCCTCCTTGAAAGTGCATACTTAAATATGTTTGATTAGCATTTGCTGCTGAATATCTAAATACTACTGTTATTTGATAAACATCATTTTCGTTTATAGCAAGTACTTTTTTTGTAGTTCCGTTATAGAAATTAATTGAAGGATGACTTTTATATACTGCCCCTGCGTTATTAGGTAATACTACTTCAACACCATCAGATAGTGCTAATTTATTAGATAAGGTGTATATTGTATCATCGTATCTTGCCCAACCGTTTACAGTTATTACGTTTTGTGGATATACCACTACATTACTACCGTTGTGACCCATATAAAGGGCATCAGTAGTATGTAGCATTGCACCATCCTCAATATTTACTGCGTTTACTTCAGCTTGATTTGTGTGTTCAACGTGAACTTTATAAGCCGAATTAAATACGTTACTCATTTTCTATACTTTTTATTTTTGCTTCAGCCCAAGACTTTGCACTTTTGCCACCCCAAAGTAAATAAGAAATATAACCGCAATCAGTCTTTTCACCTTTTTCGTAATACACCTCAGCCCTTGAAAGGTAACTAAACATTCTTTTAATTGTTTCTAAGCTGACAGGTTTACCTTGTGCTAATTGTTGAGCTCTAACTTTTCCTACTTGGGTAGCGCATTTATTATTGACTGCCTCGTTTAATTTAAGTCCTCTTTTAGCGTTGTTTTTTACTGACTCGGGGTAATCACTATACGATTCCATTTCTAGTCTTTTACCATCCTTTAAACGCTTGTCTTGTTTTACAATGCCTTTAATTTGTTTTAATAGGTAAGCAGCTTCCTCTTCTTCTATTTGTGCTAACTCATCTTTTATGGTTTTGTCTTTTGGGCGTTCAGCCTTGTCTGCAAAATAACCTTCAATACTAAAACCTTTTACTCTACCAGTTTTAACGTAGTTATCCCAAATGTCATCATTTAGTACTTTCATAGAAACCATCCAAGTTCCAACTGGCACTTCCATACCGTAGTGGCGTGACTTGTCTTTTTCACTTTCTACTATCCAGCTTTCAACAACGCTTAACCCAGTAAGTGGCATTTGATGCTCTAGCGTGCTTTTATTTTGGTTACCATTTATAAAAAATAACTCACTAGCTTTACGAACAGTACTTTTAGAAAAATAAATATAATATTCATGTTCGCCACTTTTACGGTAAATAGGCTTATTGGGTATTAAGGCAGCACCCATTAAAATACGCTTTTCACTATCTACTTCTGCAAGTTTAAACTCTTGCCCTTTAAGTGCTATAAAGTCTTCTTCTATTGCTGGGTATTCTACAACGCTAATAGCTTCAATACCTATTGCTTCTTGTTCGTCTATAAAAAGTTCTACTATATCCATATTAATACAATACTTTTTTTACTTTTTTGTTACCCAAGTGATGCGCCTTTAACAATGTTACGTTCCAACGCTTGTGCATTTGTCACTTCGTTACTTACTACAAACGCTTTAATAGGTCTTTGTTCTCTATCACCTAAAGCCTGTGCTAATTGGTTTTCTGGTGCCGAACCTACAATATTAAAAGCTGGGGCTTGTACTGGTGCTAAGGCTACCGAACCACCACTATCCATTCCAGCTGCAGAACCTTTAGCCGCATTTACAGCAGCTTTAACACTAGATATAATCCCAGCAGCTTGTGCCGCAAACGCAAGTAATAAAGGAATGTTAGCTGGAAAACCTACTTTAGCTGTGGCTGCTGCACCTTTAGCAACATCAACACCTGCTTCGCTTGCCCTTAATGTAACACGCTGTAATGTAGCTTTAGCTTCAGCAATTTGTTCCCTAACTAACATGGCTTGGCGTGCAATAAATAAGGCTCGCCCGACTTTTGTTTCTGCGCCTGCTGCTTCAATAACAGCATCTAAAGTTTCGTATATTTGTTGTCTTCTTGCGAGGGCTAATTGTTTGTTTTTTTCTTTTTCTTCTTCAATTAAAGCATCTTGAATAGCAGCTTCTTGGTCAGCATAATATTGCAATAACTCTATTTTTTGCTCTTCAGTTGCATTTAATTCTTCTAACCTTAATAAATCCCTTGACCTTTGTAAATGTAATTTTTGTAATTCAGTTTTGGCTTCAGCATCCTCATTTTTAATACGGAACTCATCGCGTATTTTTTGTATATCTTCTTGGCGTTTGGTTTCTTCTGCAAGTATTTTATCGGCTTCAGCTTTGGCTTTTTCTTCTTCTGCTTTACGTTCAGCAGCAGCTTTGTCAGCTTCCATTTTACGCAACCCAGCAGCTACGCCTAAAAGTTCTTTATTTCTTACTAAACGTTGTTCTTGTAATTTAATTAAATCAGCTTCTAATTGTGCTTCTTCATCAAGGTCTTCTTTAGTACTTTCACTTAAACTATTTTCTTGTCTTTTAACGTCTAACCTTGTTTGTGCTAACTCTATTTCTTTATCTGTAATTTCATTTTCTAATTTTGCTGCTGCTTCTAAAAACCCTATACGTTGTTCAGTGGTGTATTTATCAACCTCAGCTGCTTTAGTTTTAAGTTCATTTATTTTAACATTTGTTTTAGCACGTTCTACTAATAATGCACGTTCCTTTTTATTTGCGTCTGCTATTTTGTCTGCTAATTCGCCAGCAAGTTCTAATTCCCTTTTGGTTTCTTCGCCAAAATTTGCTATCCTAGATTTTAATTGATCAAATGCTTCGCCTGCTTTTGCAAAATTACCAGTAAATACGTTATAAATAGTATCACCTAAACTGTAAAATATATCACCTATATTACCAGCAATTACTCCAAGTTGCTTTAGTATTTTAGCCATTCGGTTTTGACCCTCCTCACTTGAAGTAAATGCTTTTGTTAAGGATACAACCGCAATAATTAAAGCACCAATACCAGTTGCTATTATAGCACCTCTTAAAGTACCAAAACTTTTAACCACACCTTTAAGCGTACCTGTAAGCCCTTTGAATTTAGTTATCGCGCCACCTGATACTTGATCAAGCTGGTTACCTAGTTCGCCAGAGGTTTCATTTGTTTTTTCTACTTGTTTTTCTAGACCTACTATTTGTTTATTAAGCTGCTCAATATCATAAGCAGCCTCTTTGTATTTAGCCTCAAAGTCTATTACTACCTTTTGTCCCATAGTCCGTTTTTATATTGCGTTAAACCCTCTTTTAATGTTTCTGGGTATTTATACTTACCTAAGGCAATATCTATATATTTGCCATTCCATTTTTCGCTTCTTGCAAATTCTAATAGATCTAATATATTTTGTATCATTTTGCGGTTGCTCCTTTTTGTATTCCAAATCTAATATCTGATGAATTACACCAGCCCATAAACATTCGTACAGTATATATTCCTGGGCTCATTCCTGTTTTTCTAATTACTTGTGTAGAGTTACTTAATGTTCCTTGGAACCATTGAGTTACTGAACCGTTTTCGGTTGCGTTGCTTTCTTCAATATACACTATTCCTACATTTGCAGGTAATGAACCAGTTCTAATATAATTTAATACAATATCAGCTGAGTTATTATATATAGCTGTATAAGCAGCAGAATAACCATCTACACCTTTAGCAACTGTTGAATATAACATACCTACATAAGTAGCTATTTCTTTTCCTTTAGAACTTGTTTTATTAAGCTCTACAGGTGTAGCCTTTGCTCCAATAGTTGCAACTTCACTAATTGTAAAATTGTTTAACAATCTACCACCTGCTAAATAAGAATCAGGGTCGCATAAACTAGCTGGGCATTGGTAAGAAGCTACAACCGTTGCGGTATCAAATTCAACTACTATGTAATTAGTAATTAGTGAATAATAAGGTTGTGTTGAAACGTTGTCCACAGATATTGCTAAAGCCATGTATTTTCCAATACCTGAACTTGTACCGCTTATTGTTGGGAATGAATTACTTCCCCCAGTATAATCATTAGTAGTTGCTATTTTTATTTTGTCGTTTACTCTAGGTATATCCCTGTTTCCATTGTGATACCATTTTTCAAATGTTACAAACTCTCCACATTTACCTGCTCCTTGAGTCACATTTTGTTTCGCATCTATTTCAGCTAGAGTAGGTATAGTACTATAACCTGTAACATTACCAGCACCAGCACTAAGTACAAAGAAACTAGTTTGTAAAGTATCGCCTGGATCAGTTGTAGCACTAATAACAGAACTTATAACATTAGCTTCAGCAAAGTTTATATTATTGTTTGTTTTAACATAGAACCTCGCATATCTTGTTGCTGGGTGCGTTAAATTTAGTATTCTTTTTTGTTTAGTTCCAACAGTTAACGATGGACTACCTTCAAGCCTTATAGTTGATACAGTTGTTATGTTAGCATTTGCTTTAAGTGTATCAATATTATCACTAGCTGTTAAATAAGATTGCTGGCTTGCTATTAAGAAACCATATTCATCAATATTTGGTATATCACATATCGTTCCTGAATCTAGTATGTCAAACGAAAATTCTACATAATCAGTTCCATTAACTTTTGTGCCTGTACTTATTGTTGCAGGTGTTACATCACAAGGTTGAGTTCCATCGTTAGTAATATCGTTACCACTTATGTTAGTATTAATTTCTTCATCTAATGGAGGCGAATCAAAGTCCTCATTACCTAAACCACCTGTATAATCAGCTGTAAATACTGTTGAATCAGCAGTTAACTCATCGGTAGATGAATCGTAGTTTGTATTATATTTATTAGTATTTGTTGGTGCAGCTATTGGAATAATGGTATCAGTTCCACCTACAGACTGTGTACTTATTATGTTTGTTAATACTAAATCACTTTTGTTTGTTTCAAAATTTGTTGTTAATTCGTTTATGCGGTAAAGTTTATCAAATATCCTAATATTATCTGCTAACGTAAGCGTTTCAGTAATCCTTAAAGGTAAAAAAGCTGATATTTTAGTAATTCGTTTTCTTAAATCAAATAGGTCTTTTATATAACCCTCATAATAGGTTTTAAATAATGTTTTTTCATTTGGTATGCGTACATATTCATCTATTTCACTATGGAAATTTAATGATTGTGTCATGTCGTCAATTGTAGTACCTGTCCAAGTAGTTAATGAATTTGAAGGCATGTAAGGGTCACTAACATCTACTTTGTCATTAGCTATATTACGAGTAGCTATTGAACCACTACCCGACTTAACTGCATAAAATAATAAAGGTTTACCTGAACTTGATTGTTGTGCTTCATCAACAAACCACCCCCACTGAACATTAGTTAAAGCCCCAGTATTAATGTCATTTAACCTTTCAAATAAAACATGCTCAAAAGGTAATTTTATTTCGTAAAAACTACCCTCGTATTTTGCCTGTGATTGGTATTCTAAAGTACCCCATCCTTTATTATTTAACTGCTTAAATGTTTTAGCTAAAAAAGTATCTAAACCTTCGTATGTTAAATTGACTTGTTTATAAGGTATTGGGGCATCTACTTGACTTTCATCACTTATTACAAAAGGCGTAATATCGTGGGTTATATTAGATGAATTATAATAATCATTTAACGTTTGTACTACTATAATATTAGAATCATTTACATACGCAGTTAAATTAAACATTTTAAAAATACCAATTAAAAAGTCTAATATTTTTATGTCTGGTAACTGCGAAACTATAGATATATTTGTGTCGGTAAATGTTTCAAGTGTTGAATTTAATGTAACACTTTTATTACCGCCTAAAAACCTAGTATTTACTCTTACTAGTAATATTTCCATGTCAAAGGTAGTGGCTGAAGCTGTTTCTATAAAAAAAGTAAACTCACCGTTATCAACTATTATAGCGTTATTTTCAGGTGTATAATCAGCTACATTTATACCATTTACTTTAGTGCCTGTTAAATCATTAAAGCGTTTAAATTCTTGCCCATTCCTTTGTATAACTAAATTGTATTTAGCAGAACCTAGTGCTGGGGTTATTGTTACTTTATAATGAAATTCTATTTTAACGTCAGCATTGTTTATTCTAAAATTATTAGAACGTACTATTAACTCATCAAATTTATCCCCTGTTATTTGTAGCCTTGTGAATTGTTGAGCTTTATCTTGGTCAATAAACAAACCTCCAGCTTTTGTGTGTAGCCAAATGTATAAATTATAAAAAGCTGCATTATCTTTATTAAAAAAGTCTGTACTGAATTTAATATCGTAATGCGTTTCTATTGCTTTTATTATTGCATATAATTTTAAAGCTGGTTTTAATTCTGTAAAAGGTACGCCATTGTTTGAACCAGTTGTATATAAATTATAAGTTTCATTTAAACTTGAATCATATATAAGCCTGTTTGTGTGTGTTATTAACGGGAATATAATACCGTCAGTTATTTGTTCAGCACCTATAACCGCATCTTTTCCATCTGTTAAAAATGCTTCAATATTAGTGTCGTTATATCTAAAATCAAAAGAACTTAATTCGGTAAGGTTTGCAAGTTTATCCTCGCCTAATAAATCAGGTAATAAAACAGTATTCCCAAAAAATGTTATTCTATAATTTGCTGCTTCGTTATTTCTTAAACTAGCACCCTCTAATCTTATTTTACCTTTTTTAAATGGTTTATAGTTTAAATGTATTTCAGCACTTTTTTTAGTTCTTGCATCAAAACCCTCAATAAAATAGTTGTAAAAATGCTTAAATATTTTGTTATTGTTTTTAGATGCAGGTACTGTAAACGTTCTAGTATAATCAGTAAATATTTTTTCAATATCCCTAACATCTTGTATAGATTGCGTTAGGGTTATAGATTCATCTTGATATAGTTCTACTTCTTGACCCTCAATGTATAACTGTATTTGTAGCATTTACCTAATGTTATTTATTTTATTAAATGCAAACTCAAAATCAATAGTATAATTTATTAGCCTGTCATTTAAAGAAGTTTTCTTTTGTAGGTTTTTAGTTACTGGGTTTATAGGTAACGTTTTATTGTCCCATCGTATCCAAGCATTTTCTGTAATAAGTAACTGCTCAATAGTACTATTCATATCCTCATTAATAAAACCTGTATTTAAAGATATGCTAGTATTTGCATTTACGTTATATAGTTGTCTTTGTGTAGAATATAATGGGTATGTTACCGAACTTGTATTAATGGTATTTGTTTTATATGATTCACTTGTAATGTCAAAAGTTTCAGTAGTCTTTTTGAAAAAATACAAGTCTTGATAAACACCAAATTTATTTATAAAAGTAACTTTATAAGGAGTAAATTTTGGCTCACATATATTTGTTACTTTAATTGTTTTTAGCAATGTAGTATCATCCGTATCATAAATCTGAATAGTATTGCTATCGGCAGGAATGTCCACATATTGTATTTTTTGATTTGAATTACCGTTATCTATTATTTGTGTATCTACACTATCTATTGTTACTTTACCTACTCCTTCTGCAAATATTGGCAACTTTCCAGCTACTCCTTCAGGTAAGTATATATTATTAGCACTTATTAAGGCGTGCCTTTGTAGTTCTGGGTTTATTTCTTCATCAAAATAACCATAACCATCTAAAGCAATATAATTAAAAGACTGAGGGTTGTTATAATTAAATAAAGCCCCAGTATCGTCATAATAATAAACAACTGCGGTAACCCATTTTGAATTACATACATAATCGTTATTGAAATTAAAACTTATATAATCCCTAATTAATTCAGATACTTCAAGTACAATATTGTTTTCGCCCTGTATTACTGATTTTTCTAAAGTGTATTTTAAATCGCCATTGTCGTAACTGCCTTGAGTTCCGTCATAAACATATAAGTAAAGTCGTATGCTACCTAGTGCCATTTTTTAAAGTTTTACAGAAAATCCTAAACCGCTATCACTACCATCTGTAGGACAATCACAAAGGACTATATCCATTATTATACCATTTGAATCTATTTGCCAAGCGTAAAATTTACCTGTTCCCTTGCCTATTGTTACTCCAGAAGTACTTGAAACTGCATAGTAAAAGTTACTACCATCAAAGGGGGCGTTGTTTCGGCACACTCTTTCCCCTAAAGCAGTTGTTACTGATGAGCCTGTACAAGTAACTGCTGTTCTTACAGAATAAGTTGAATCACAATAGCCGCCTTCAGCTGTTTTGGGTGCAGCTAAATAAAAACTATTTGACCCACACAAAGCTGCTGCTGCTGGTTGTGTTATAGTTTTTGTACAACTTATATCACTGCCTCCACTATTTGAATAACCACTAGAAGGAGGTGTAACGTAAAAAGTAACGCTTCTTGAAGTATCTACTGAAACTGTATCAAAACTTAAAGGGCTCCATCCAGATATTGTTCCTAAAGAATTATTACCTTTTAATACTGAACCTTTTGATGATATTTGTTGTCCACTTAAATTAGCAAGTTCACAAGTAAATTCTGGATTTGCTGCTGGTTGTGTAAATGTTTTACTACATTCTAAAGTACCACTATTAGAATAACCTGCTGGTATTGTTAAATCAAAATATAAGGTAACACTTCTGTCGCTTCCAGTTGTGTTTGCAGGGTAACTAGTAATTGCTGAACCTCCTGAACTGCTTTTAATAGTTCCAACGCTTGCTACACTTGTAGGCTTTACAATAGTACCGCTTTGTGATATTGAACCACCTGTTAAGTTAGCTATTGTACAATCAAATGCAGTTGATGGCGAACTTACCGTAACGCCTATACTTTGTGTAGCTGTACAAGTATTACTGTCGTTGTCGTATGCTGATACTTGTAAAGTTGTTGAACCACCAATAGAACTTGAAACAATAGTTAAATTAGTTCCAGTTACAGTAGCTGAAACTAATGATTTGTTTGGATTGTAAACAGTATAACCAGCAATAGCTGAACTGCCTTGTGTAAAGTAAGAACTTAAATTTATAGTAACACTATCACCGTCAACTGCTAAACTTTGCGCTGAAATGCTTCCATTTGTCGTTGGTCCACCTGAACAAGTTGTTCCTGATATATATGCAGGTTGTGTAATACTTTTAACGCAGTCTATATAACCATTCTCACTATTGTTAAATCCTGATGGTATAGCTATTCTTACAGTTAATATTCTTGTTGTGGATGTTGTTTCTACAGCAAATTTGTCGTTACTAAAGTCAGGGTCTGTTGACGTTATAGAAAGTACAGTTCCATAATCTAATACTGGGTCTATTATTTGCCCTTGTTGGTCAATAGCTAGGTTTTGTATATTTGCTATTTCACAAGTAAAAAGCGGTTCAGGTACCGATGGTTCTGTTAAATTTAAATAAAATGGGCTTCTTACGTTAATTTTTGTGCTCATCGTAATCTATCTTCTTTTAATGTATATGCTAAAAAGTCTTCCACGTCAAGTGCGTATGACTTAGCTAATTCTTCTGGTAGTTTTTTAAAACCTTGTTGAAATGGTATAGTAAAAAATAAACTGGGTTTAATACCTTTTTTAAATATACTATTTGCTAATATATGCCCTATTGTTGTGTAATTACCTTTTTTAAATTTACCACTTTCATCTCTTAGCCTTATATTGCGTGCTTTTGCCCATTTAGCTAATGGTTCGGCAGGCGGTTTTTTATCCCTAAATGAATAAGGCGTATCGTATTTTTTATCTTTACCACTTACACCCTTGTCAATAAATACGCCATAGTCTTCCATTATAAACTCAACACGGAATGAGTTTTCACTAGCTTTAACATCACCTTTTAAACTATTATATAAGTCCTTAGATACGTTTTTTTTGCCTTTGGTTAGCCTTGTCCTGGCTTGTTTAATAACAAACTTTTTAAAAGCATCTAATACAGCTTGCGTTCTTTTAATTTCCATTAGTCACAAATTGTCATATCGTTTTGTACCACTACGTCAAACGTAGCTGCCCAGCCTGCAAGTTTATTTTCAAACCTGTCTACAAATGGTTCACAGCTTACATCGCCCTCTATTTGGTAAAGGTTAGTATATAAGTCGCCACGCTGTAAAAGGTTTATTACTCTTGTTTGTACTGCTAACTGGGTATTTAATACGTCTTGTTCGTTATCGTTTCCTACAAATATATCAGTAACCGCATCTTTACTAATGTCAACAACATCCATTGAAAGTATGCTAATATTAAAGGTTAATGTTTTAGTTCCTATTGTTGTGTTATTTACTATAACATGCGAAAGTGGAAATATTGTAGTTTTGTTTAAATCAACATCATCAATAGAACCAAATGTAACTGTATTTACAAACGGTTCAGCTTGTAATGCTTCTTTTATTTGTTTTGTAACGTTGTAAAAACCTTTCATCGTTTTTTAATTAACTTCTTTTCTAATTCTACCTTGTCCTTTTCAAATGCTAAATACAATAGGCATTGATGAACGTTTAATTTTGTAACCTCGTCAAATCTGGTAACATCCCCTTGAGCCAAACCATAGATTGACTGGAACCAGCCCCACTTAGCCCCAAACGTTCCATCTGCTGAATAGTCAGTGTGTTCGGTATCTCCTTGTGTAAATAACTCAGGATAGTTTGTACTAATTCGTTGCTTAAATTGTAAAAAAAAACCATAGCACCAAACACAATGTCTAAAGGCATTTTTTTAAACGTATTGGCTTGTTCTAAGCCCTTATATTCTTCTATCTGGTACTTAGTACCCTTTTTATATTTTATTGGTCTATAAAGCACGCTCATAGCTTTGTGCATTGTTTGCCAGTCTGCAAGGTTTTCATCAAGGTCAATATATTCGCCAAGTGTTAAATCGTCAAGTACTGGAATAAACCCATACTCATTACCATCTAATTCAAAAGTTGGTATAAGTTTGTGCTTAACATCAAACACCTCATTAATTAAACCTGTTACATGCTGTACACTTTTATACTTTATAGCAGCTACATCTTTAAGGTCTAGGTTACAAAATATTTCTATCATTTTTTGCAATAAAAACATTGTATCCTCGTTTTCCTTTGTGTTTAGTTTTTCAAAACGTTGGTACTGTTCTAAGGTTATTTCGTTTAAACTTTCCGGAACTGTTATTTCTAGTTTCATAGTATATAATTACAATAACAAATATAAAACTTTGTATAATAAGAAAAGGGGCATATAGCCCCAGTTCCCAATCAAAAACAAAATGAAAAAATTTATTGACCTAATATAAATCTTTTGTAAGCATACCTGTAAGCAACTTCAATAGCTGCTTCAAGTTCAGTGCTGTTTTGTTTGTATGTTTCTTTTCCATCTATTTTTGTTTGCCCCTTGTAATCAATATATAGTTTAACCTCAACATTTTTAGTCCCTGTCGTTGTAGGCTTTTGCACTACATATATTTTTTCATACCAGCAGGCTTCTTTCATTTTATAGTATTCCAATTATTTTATCACTTATTTTGTTAGCCCATAGCATAAAGTACATAAAGAAGTACATTGATGCAATAGCTAAAGTAACAAATAAAAACGCACCGCCTATAATTTTAAGTACATTTTTACGGTTTTCTTTTTTAGTTAACTTACTAATTAAAAGATACTCAGTTGTGTTTTCCATTTTAACTTATTTTAATTAAACCTAAACCCAGTTCGTTAGCTGCATAGTTAATATGCTTTTGGGTTGTTACACTCCACCAGCCTAATTGTATAAGCTGCGTTCCTTCTATTGTGGCTACATGCGTATTATAAGAATATACTTTATTGCCATCTATTTTTAAATTCTGTTTGTATTTGTCAAGTGTCATGTTCTTTGTTTTTAAATTAATTCTATAATTAAAGCCCTGTCATCTACCGTTGCTGTTATTAAACCAGCTTCAACTAATTCTTGTATTACTTGTTGATATTCATCTAAGTATAATAATTTTAACATACCTTTTACTGTTTTAGGTTCCTTAGGCTCATCATCATGTAACCATATAGCATATAAAGTATCTGTTTGCTTTTCAAAATACCTTCTGAACATGGTATCTAGTGTTCTTAATTTTGGGGGGTAAGTGTAAATAAAATCTTCCATTTTGTTTTTGTTTTTAAATTATATACCAAATGTACAACCTTTTTTTATACTTACAAACATTTAATTAACTTTTTTTTAATTTTAACAAAATTTTAACATTTAGTAAATATAATATTCCCCTTTGTTTGGGTTTTCAAGCTGGTCGGTTAGTATATAGCGTGCAGCATCAATACAGTCTGGGTGCGCCCCTGTGGGCTTTTGTAGCGTATTACCTTCTTTGTCTTTAGACCATACATAACCCTGTAATTCTTTTTTAAGGTTTTTACTATTAGCTGTAATGTATATTTCATTTTGGTTTATTAGGTTTATTCCATACACTACGCTATCCCTGCCTTTGCTTACTGGGTAAACGTTATGACCGTAACTTTGTAGTTCTGCTATTGACTTAGGTTCTGCACTATCCGCTACTATTGTTTCGTTAATGCCTTGTTCAGTTAGGAACCTACTTATATCCCTATTTAACATTCCCTTTTTATATAACACCTCATCGTATATGTAGGCATCGTTCCATTTGTATAATGCTATTAAAGTTGTAGGATCCACACTATACCCAAAGTCCATTCCGTAACCTAAAAGCCTTGCATCAATAGGCAGGTTGTCTATTTCTTTCCAATCAGGTATACAGGCACCCTCTAAACTACCTTGTTCACCTAGTCCGTACACTTTCCACCAGTTAGCCCAATAGGTTGAGGTTTTAGCCTTTTCCCTAGCCTTTTCTATTTCCTTTACAATGCTTTCAGGTAGTGCGTCATTGTCTTTATAGGTTAAAGTAATGTAATCGGTATCGGGTTTACCTATTAGTTCTTTATCTACCCAGAACAAACTACTGGGGTTATAGTCTAACCATATTGTGCCGCTTGTTCTTATTGCTAATTGGGTGTAAGCATCAAAGGGTACATTGTTACATTCGTTTATGTATAAGTCAGTCCGCCTTGCACCCCTTAACTTGTCAGGCTGGTCTGTACTAAAAAACTCAATATAGCTGCCATTGCTAAAATTGTACTTTAAAGTGCTTTTATTGAACTGGGTGTCATTATACCTGTTTTGCCCTTTAAGTATTCCTAAGAAGTCCTTTAATGCACCTCTACGCAGGTGTGGTATGCTTTCACTAACTACACTTATTTCCTTGTAAGGGTTTTTAATAGCGTAGTCAATTAATATAGCAAGTATGGAAATTGTTTTAGAAGCAGAAGTACCGCCTTTTACTATGCGTATCCTACTTTGTAATTCCCTTAACTTTCTAGTCGCAATAGTTTGCTTAATGCGCATGCTAGTCTACAAACAACGGTAAGTCTTCGTTGATTGTAATATCTTTGGTTTCTCTAGGCTTACCAGCGTAGTAATTATAAAAAAGCTGTACATATTTAAAATCACCCCTTTGTAAACCTTGTGTAAGTGCTTCAAAAGCTAAAGGTTCTAATGGCGTTAGTTTTTCTATTAATTGTATTTCTTCAGCCTTTGGTTTACGCCCTGCGCCTTCACGTGCGCCTCCATTAAATATGCGTTTATCCATTTGAAAAAAATTGTTTATTCAATTATACAATAAAAAAAGTTAACGTTTGTTAAAAGCGTATGCCATACCCATTACAAAACCAAAGCCTATTAAACCAAAAAGTTCTACCAGTTCAGCAGCCATTATTCAACAGTTTGTAGCCCTTCTTTTTCTACCAGTTCAGGCTCGTATTTATTTAAACGTTGTGCAAAGTAACCATACTTAATCATTACTTCTTTATGCTTTGCTAGTAGTTTGTTGTATTGTTCTTCGTAAAAGCCTTCTATACTTTCTGCTAACCTAAAACCTTTAGGGTCTATTGCTATTGCCTTTTGTAGCCTTGTATTAATTTCATCATAGTTGTGTTTTAATACTTTGTCTACTTTTAACCAATGTTCCATCTTACGGTTAAAGTGTAATACTGTGGCATGATCACGCCCCATTGAACGCCCTATGGATGATAGTGTGTCGTGTGTGTTTTCTTTTGTTAATTTGTAGTATATTGCTCGTGCGTCAATATATTCTTTTACCCTAGTGTCTTTAGTAATGTCTAGGTTAAAGTATTGTTCAACTACTTCTTTAATTAATTTTTGTGCGTTTGTTAATTTGTTTTTCATGTTAATTGTCTGTTAGTTTTTTTTTAATTTCTTTAATTGTCATATACTCACTTTCGTGTAGTGCTTTTAAAATACCAGCGCAGGCTTCGTAGTCTTCGCTTTGTTCATATATTTCTATTGCTTCATATAGTTCGTGTCTTGGTCTACCATTTACAAGGTCTATAAGTGCTAAATTATAAAATTCTTCTATTATATCTTTATTCAAAATAAGCTTTGCTGTTTGCTATGTAGTATTTCATAGCTGTTTTTATTTAACAATATTTCATTTTCCCTTTTAGAGTTTAGCTTTATACATTCGCCCCATTTAGTTTTTAAATAATTAATCGTTTCTTGTTCTAATTTATTTGTCCTGTAATCTACTGCCCCACCTTTATTAGAATAATGTTTAAAAGAATTTAAGTACTTTTGGTACCTGATGCACCCATTAGCTGCAATATGCTGTAAAGTATAATCGTAATCTTCTTTTAACCTTAAGTTTGTGTCAAATATATATTGATTTGGTTTTACTATTATAAAATCACCTACTATGAATTTATTATATTCTTTTTCCTTTAAAGCAAAAAATGGGTTATTAGTAGGAGGAAATCCAGCAAAGTAATATATTGAATTTATAAAATCAAATAATATATCATTTAATACATCAATAACCTTTACATATTTATGCGTTCTTTTACCAGTAAAATCATTTACCATTATATTTTCAAGATCATCACTTAACTGAATACATATTTTATTTAAATTGAAACAATGTTTTAAACTTGCGTTTCTACTATCCATTAATGAACCTGATATAATAACTTCTTTAGCCCCATTTTGTAAATACATTTTTTTATCTGCTTCATTTTTTACAAAAAAAGTAACATTATCAGTACCTACTTTTTCTAAAAAATTAAATACATTTTCATGACGGTTATGGCTAATGCAAGTTATAATATATTCCATTACAATAATGTTAATTGGTTTTTAACTTTAGGAGTTATATACCTTAATCCAACCCCAGTATTTTTAATTGCACAAAATTTAGGATAATTTTCAACTAACCATTTATCAGATAACCTCTGTTTATAATCACGCTCTTGTTTTGTCATAACTTGTTGTATGCCCCCTTCTGTTTTTTTATTAGGTAACATATCTAATCCTATATAATTTAATCTAACTAAACTACCATACTTTTCAAAAACTTTAATACATACTTCGCCATCTTCTGTTAATTCATAAGGGTTTGTAGCTTTAATAGTTTTATCATTTATAAAAACGTAATAACACGCTGGTAACAAACAATTTTTATAATGTATTTTATTATTCATAAAAAATGGATTGCTTACCATGTTTACACCGCCTAAAATAGTTTTTTTATCATACATTTCTTTTATTAAAATGTTTGTTATTGTTTTAATATCAGTATATTTTTCTAAAGTTTTATCATCAACCTTTTTTAAAAAACCCTTTACATCATCATCCATACCTACTATTATTTCATTATCATCAAAATAATTTCGTATAAAATTTCTAGTTTGCTGTATACTATTGCTATTAATTGGTATTATATTAATATTTTTATCTAAAGTATTTCTATAAGCATTATAACAATCATTATTTGTAAATATGAAAATGTCCTGTAATGGTATTGAATTACTTTGTAAAAATTTTAAAGTATTTTTTTTTAATATGTTTTCCCTATATATACTTGGAATTGCTATCTTGTATTTCATTGTTCTTTATATTATTGCAAGTTGTGTATCAAATATTTCAAAGGCTAATTCAGCACATTGCTTTTCGTTAAGTAAAAAGCCCCATTCTTGCCCACCGCCTTTACTTATAAAACCACCAGTTAAATAAGGTTTATTATTTAAATAATAGTTTCTAAGGTCTTTTAGTGCAAATATGTAAAATTTATATTCGCCTCCTATAACAAAAAAACGTTTGTTGTGTTCTTTCATTATACCACTAGGCACCTCTTCTTTATAAGGGTATGTTCTTTTTACACTAATGTAAACGTTCTTACTTTTACCACTTTCAAACGTTTGGTCATGCTTTATTTCTATACCTTGTGCGTTTTCACCTTTTTCAAATTGGTTTTCTAAACTGGTGTGGTGTATTAAATTCCAACCCCACTCTTTGGCGAAGTATTCGTAAACTGTATCTTGAAATTTGTTTGCTGCTTCAGTCTTTTTTTTGTTTAATGGTTCTTTATTGCTCATAATGTTAAATATCCTGTTTTATCTTGTTTAATTTCTTCTAGCTGTTCTTTTGGTCCTTTGCATTTATACATATATTCACGATAGTATAATACAAAACTTACACGCATCCAGTCATCACTTCTATTAGTGTATTCTGTATTGCCATGCCATTTATGTACATCAACAAAAAGCAAGTCGGTATTTTGCATATCAATCGCAACTGCATATTCAGGCAGCACAAAGTAACCACCATCGCAATGACCTTCACGATAAACTATTAAGTTTCCAAAGCCTTCTTGGAAGTCGCCTGCATCTTGGTGTACTGCTGTTCTAAAGTTTTTATTTACGGTTACAGTTGTAAAGCTAGTGTCTGCTATAACGTAGTTTTGATTCGTACCTAAAGCTATTGCTTTTTGCCTTGCATAATGTTCAGGGCAAAGTTCTTGATACTTTTGGTCTATAAACTGTACAAAGGGTATACCTGCTTTAAACTTGTTAAAATACTTTTTAGCAAATGCTGTTTTACGACAGTAGTGTATCATTGCACTTTTATCCATATAACCTACACTACCAGACTCAACTTTATTACCTACTGTTATATTACTAATGCTGCCATCTTTACGAATACGTTTGTGGCTGCTTCCACTTGCTGCTCCCCTACTTTCTGTTAGTTCTATACTGTCTTTAAATGATTCGTACCCTGTTTTTAATAAGTCGTAAGGTATTACCCCTTTACGGTACCTAAACAATAAAGCCCCAGTATAAGCATCGTAACCATCAGCGTCACTTGTTATTAGTGTATTATAGTGGCTATCATCTAAATATTGGGTTTTAAGTTTAGCAGCTTGCTCATCATCAAGTACTCTTTTTAAATTATAAGTTTCCATATCTTTCATTTAATATTTTTAGTAAAAAGTCACTAAGGTTTCCCTTTTGTTGGTATTCCTCACCAAATTCAATTTTTATGCCAACTTTACAAAGTTTTTTAAACTTCCTTAGTTCTTGCGCACTAAAATATAAAATAGTAGTGGTTATTTCTGTTTCGTCTATTGGGCTGTTATCTATACCCCAGTCATCTTCAAATAGCTTCATAATACACCTCGTAAAACGTATTGGTCTAAATCGTGTTCTTCTTTAAAAAAATAAACATAGTTATCAACCGCTTGATGGAACTTTTGTTCCCCCCTGTTTAAAAACTCTTCGCTTACATCAAATATACCTATGTCGGTACTACCTTTGTCAACTACTAAAAAAATAAACTTACTTTTATTAAATAACTTTAAGTATAACCACGCTTGTAAATCATACCCATACTTGTCGGCACTATACCTAAAAGTATTAAGGTCGGCAGTTGTTTTAAGGTCTATAATAGTATCACCTTGTATAATATCAGCCTTACCCCTAAAAGGTAAACCGTTTATCATTTGTATAGCAGGAATTTCAAACTCTGACTTAGATAATAGTTTTAATGCTGCTTCGTTTCTTAATACAGCATCAGCTAACCTTTCAGCAGCTTCACGTTCTTTTGTTAAAAATACATGCTCATATTCTTTTTTGGCATCTTTATACTTATTGGTGTTTTTAGTAGAAGCATCTACAAAATGTAACCTATCTATTTTGTGTGGTTCAAGTATAAACCAATGAGCCAGCCTACCCTCACTTAAAGCCTGTGTATCGCCCCCACCGTATTTAATAATATTTCTATACGTCTTAGGGCTTTTAAGTAATGTTCTTAAACTACTGCTACTAAGTGCGTTTTTATTTAAATGCCCATAGTAAAAGTCATCGCTATACATTTGTGTGAGTATCTCAGTATGGTTCCAAGTATCACCGTTTAATAGTTTTATCATAATTATTTTCTTTTACCACAAAGTGGATACATTCTTGTATAATATTTAGTTCCTTTTTTAACAACTTTATTGCGTTGTAGTATTATATCAGTTTCTGCTATTGCATCTATTCTGCCATGATAACCGACATGTTCCCTGTCTGGTTTTTCTAATAATTGAGTGCCAATAAGTTTTCCATCTACTAGGTATTCTAAAAAATAACCCATGTCTTCAAAAGGATTATAATAATTCATAACTGTGTAAATTCTTGTTCTTCTTGGTATCTTTTTATTAGTTCCTGCTCGCAGCGTTTTCTATAACCATCTAACTGGTTAGTGTCATAAACAACCATTTCTAACTCTTGGGTTGTCATCATTTGGTAATAATAATTTTCGTACATTGTTCTTTAGTTTAAAATTATATGTTAAAGGTAATAAACATTTTTTTAATATACAACTAATTATTTTTAAAAACTTTTTCTTCTAGTGCTTTTATTTTTTCTAAAGCCACTACTAAAGCCTGCTGCGTTAACTTTAAGTCATAACGCATTTTAACAAGTTCAGCTTCTTTCATCCTTATATATTTGTGAGCATAC